TCTTAATACAAATAGAGTTGGTTCAATTAACTTTAGTAATGCTACTGGTACGTTTATTATTGGTGAAGAAATTCAACAGCAAAACGATGCTACCACATATGGATTTTGTACCTATGCAGATGATTCAACCTTAACGGTTCAACATCTACAAAAGCTGTTTAAAGTAAACACTACAATTATCGGCAAGGAATCAGGTGCCCAGGCTACAGTAGTTGAGGTTAACAACTTCTTAGCTACAACAGCTGCATACACTAATTCGAGATATTGGGAACCCGTCACGTATTATGATTATGAATATGATCAAAATGAAGCTAAGAAACAAATTGTTCTTATGGATGCGATGCAAGCTCCGCGTTCTGAACAAGAACTAATTAGAGTCATGAGGTCACAATGAGTGGATTAGTAAGCGCTATAGTAAGAGGTGCTAAACAGGGGTTTAGAGATCTAGCTTATAGAGCAGAAAACAGGGTTGAGGTTTCTAATCCTAGTAAAATAGTAGGTAATGATACTGGCAACGGTGATGTCAATATATTACACCTAGCAATCTATAAGAATGAAACTGCTTTTGATATTAAAGGTCAAGTAACAGAAATACACATCTATGAAAGTATTGTATCGCCTGTAATGTTCTGTACAATGACATTTGCAGATGCTATTAACCTAAGAGATGATTTTAAGATTAAAGAAAACGATATTGTTAAATTTGTATTTCAAACTCCTGGAGCAAGTTCTAATGAATACTTCTTACAAGTCAATAGAATATTTAATAAGGTAGACGTACCTGGTCTTACTATGAAAACATACAACGTTGAGCTTGTTAGCGTTGAAGGAATAGCAGCTGAAGATATACCCATGGGTGATTTTCGCCTGGATGATAACTCTGGTACGCTAATTGAAAAGATCGTTACGGAAAAGATATCGCCGCCTGTTCAGAGCTTAGTAGGCGGTGATTTTGGTAGAAAACCACACAGACTTGCCATTGATAGAGGTAATGGAATAATCGCTAAAAACTCAAAGCAAGTTAAAGTATTACGTGATCAAAATAGAAGACCGTTTGAAGTAATTCATCAACTTGCTCTTTTAACTAATAGGTCGGTTCAGGTAACTTAGCTGAAGGAAGAGCGGCTGGTGTAAATACTGTAGCAGTAACGACTAACCCACAGACAGGTGAGAATTCTACACCAGCAAGAGTAGGAGGGTTCGGAGGCATTGCAGAGCTTACATCAACAGAGGCATTAAGAGCATTTGACACTGTAACACGCGCTGAAAATATAACAAGTACAGAATTTACCCATCTTAATGAAGTGCTTGTAAGTCGCAGAGAGCTTCTTCTAAGAATATCTCAATACGAAGCACAGATCATGGTTTACGGTGATTCAAATATTTCTGTAGGTGATGTAATTGAATGCCAGTTTCCACGCTCTATAAGTACTGGTAGAGAAAGCTCAGACCCTCAAAGCGGATCAGAGTTGTCAGATGATAGTGGATACTATCTTATTACTCATCTACGTCATATGATTTTAAACACTGAAAGACCACAGCATGTTATCTCATGTAATCTTATGCGCGCTGAACCGGAGAAAAGTTAATTATGAATAATCTAGTATGGTGGCAAGGCCGCGTTGAAAATATTAATGACCCTGAAAGAGCTGGTATGGTTCAGGTGCAGATTTATAATTTTTACGAGCTGCCTCCTGTTGGTAAAACTCTAAAAGAAGATCTACCTTGGTGTATACCAATTCTTCCCACTACATCCCCATCACTTAATGGTGTTGGTGATACACCGCAGTTCGTAGAAGGCTCACGGGTACTTGGATTTTTCGTAGATGGAGCAGAATACCCTTATAATAGAGTTATTCAGACACGTAAAGGTCATACGATTGAGCTAGATGATACTGATAACGGAGAACGAATTCGTATCAGGCACGGTACCAATAATGCTTATATTGAAATCGCACCTTCAGGCACCATTACCATCTCAACGAGCAATAACGTCATTGTAGCAGCTGGGGGTACCGCAGATATCCATGCCAGAGGTGACGCGCTTATAAAAGCTGATGGTAATATCAAGATGAACTCTGATAAAAATATTGAAATGACTTCTCAAGGCGATATCGTATTATCCGCTGCTGGTAGAATATTCAATCTCCCTGTTGCAGGCTTCAACGTCGCATCTGGTACGGATTGTGTATTCGAAGCTCCAGGCGGCGTTGGTATTACAGAAGGTTCATTACAGATTGCGGGTGATTGTAGTGTAGGTACAGGGTTTAATGGGCCGCTTATTGCAGGTGGTAAGAACCTTATGTTTGTTAATGGTATTTGTGTGGCAGGTAGCTAATGGTTAAAAGATTTGTTTCAGACCTAGGCCGCGAGATTGATCAAGATATCAGTGAGCTTGCTAGTGGGGTCAAGAATCAGTTCTCAAAAGAACAAATAAGCAGTCTAGTAAGACAGTCTATTACTAAAGGTATATCCAACTGTCAGTTAGAACGCGATAAAAAACCTGATGAAATTTCGAGACCTGGGTCAAAACTTGCAAAAAAAATTAATGAGATTGCAACAACCATTGAAACAACAACTGATTGTAATAAACTACAAGCAGAAGTAAAAAAAGGCTTGAAGTGGGTCGAAGTACAGATTGAAGAAGCTACCAAAGAGATTCAAAAGAAGCTCGAGGAAACCTTAGGTCTAGTCAAGGTACCTCTCAATCCTTTTAAGCTTCCAAAGTATATTGTTAAACAGACCGTAGGTAGAGTATTACCGGATCTGGAAGCTACAATTGACTTTATTAAAAGAACGGTTGAACTCATTAATGCTCTTACACGCTTGATTGCTGTAGTAGATAATGTTCAAGATCGTTTAGAAGCATGCGCGTTTAGTACTATTAGATTAGTAACTGAATTTGCTCGTAATGAGATTGATGAAGCTATTAATGAACTAAAGATGTCTGTCTCAGATGCTATTGCTGATGCTATTTGCAGCGGGTTGCAAGATGCAGGGATTACAGCAAATAACATTGATGATGTTTTTTCAGCTATCAATGCGGTTAAAGACCTAAAGAATAGCCTCGAAACACTTAAACAAACAGCAACTGAAGCCCTTGGTAATAACGTACAACAGATCGGATCTAAGCAGGCTGATATTCAAACACTAACAGGTATACCACCCGTATTAGATACAACGTCGCTTGATAATTTCCTCGTATCTGTCGACACGCCAGCATATGCTGAATATGTTACACAGGTGGCAGCTATTACACAGTTACCAGATCCCGTTAATGAAGAGCTGCCTGTGATAACAGGCGCAGCAGTTGTAGGCTCAACTCTAACAAGCTCTAACGGTGTATGGTCAGCTAACGGTGTTACAAATACATTTGCGCTATCATTTCAGTGGATGCGCCAGGGTCAAGAGATCTTCGGTGCAAATACCTATCAGTATATCCCTGTAATTGATGATGTTGATTATCCTGTATACTGCAGAGTGCGCGCTGAAAACCAAGTAAGTATTGAAGAGGTATTTACAGCCAATACCGCACCTGTACAGTTTGCACTTGGCGGTAACAACGCACCTGTTATTACAGGAACTGCTCAAGTGGGTCAGACATTAGAGTGCTCAGAAGGCACATGGCCGTTTACCACGACCTCTGTTCAGTATGAATGGATTCGTGTTATTCAGCCAGGTGCTAATGTTCGCGTGCAATCACTTTCAGGTAACAATACATATTATGTTAAAGTTGCTGATATTGGTAATTCGATTAAATGTAAGGTAGTAGTGAATTCATTTAGATATACATTACCAGCTGAGTCAGCTAATACACAAATAGTTATAGCTTAAGGTAAAGAAATGGCCATAGCAAAAGATAAGTTTGATAAAGCAAGTACTAAGTTTCAGGTGTACTCAGATTTTTTAAATGATCTGACACCGCATCCTGTTGTCAAAGATATTGTACGCTATACCAATGAAGCATCTGTTAATAGATCTATTCGCAATTTATTACGTACCAATCGGGGTGAGAGATTGTACCAGCCTGATATTGGCTCAGACCTACAACAGCTTTTATTCGAGCCAATGATTGATTCTACGGGTGATCTTATTCGTAAATTCGTGCAGAATACTATTACAAATTATGAACCAAGAGCAAAAGTTTTGAATGTTGAAGTAAAAGCATACGAAGAAAGCAATGCGTACTCAGTCACTATATATTATATGCTCATAAATAGACAAGACCCTGTACAGCTAACAGTAACCCTAGATAGAGTAAGATAATGGCAA